CTATTGCGTTCTCTGGGCCTATTGCTGTTTTTGTCAGTGTGTTTCTCATGTACCCACTTGGACAATCGAGTTGGTTCTTTGCGCCGAGTTTTGGTGTTGCAGCGATTTTTAGGTTCCTCTTATTCCTCCAGGGATTTCACAACTGGACTCTCAACCCCTTCCATATGATGGGAGTTGCTGGTATCCTAGGTGGAGCACTACTCTGTGCGATTCACGGCGCAACAGTAGAAAATACTCTGTATGAAGATGGTGATGCATCAAATACATTCAAAGGTTTTGAACCGACTCAAGAGGAAGAGACATACTCTATGGTTACGGCTAACCGATTCTGGTCTCAGATTTTTGGTATTGCTTTTAGTAACAAGCGTTGGCTTCATTTCTTTATGCTCTTTGTTCCTGTTATGGGCCTCTGGACTAGTTCCATTGGAATTATTGGTCTTGCTCTTAACCTTCGTGCTTATGATTTCGTAAGTCAGGAAGTGAGAGCAGCAGAAGATCCTGAGTTTGAAACTTTCTACACGAAGAACATTCTTCTCAACGAAGGACTACGTGCTTGGATGGCACCTGTTGATCAACCACACGAAAACTTTGTATTCCCAGAAGAGGTTTTGCCTCGTGGCAACGCACTCTAAGGGATGCTGTGGGGCAGGATGTCCTGACTGCCCCTTCCGACCTAAAACTAAATAAGGGAGTTCTCTGAACTCCTTTTTTTATGTTCTTTATGCTCTTTGCATTTATATCGTTTGGGTTTTTTATGTTTATATTGTCTATACTTTAAGATCTATAAACTAAATACCTATAAGTCGCAGATACTTATGGGTCCTCTCCAGTCGCCTCAAGAATACTTGTTTGATCTACAAGCAACAAGTCAGTCAGAAGCAAGACGATTATGGAGAAAACAAATAAAAGAAAGTTGGAATCATAAATGTGCTTATTGTGATTCCGAAGAAGATTTAACTTTAGACCATGTAGTTCCACAATCAAAGGGTGGTTTGGATACTACAAGAAATGTGGTATGCTGTTGCAAATCTTGTAATCAATCTAAGGGTCATGAATATTGGAAGTTATGGTATGTTCAGCAGGACTTTTACTGTGAAGAAAAATTCAACACAATAGAAGAGTGGATGAAACCACCAAAACCAACCAATCTTTATGCATATCGTCCAAGAAAAAATATTGTATATTAAATGATTAGTTCAGAAACACCCCACAAACTTGCAGAAATTATTAGGGATACTTGGCCTCAACTTTATAGATTACCTAATAAATTGCCCAAGAAACAACCTAAGAATAATTGAATACTTCAAAATCTTTTGCATAATATTCTTCTACATTTTGAATAATACTTTTTGGCAATTTAAGTTCTTTTCTTTTGGGGTTTAGTTCTGTTTCTTCATCTCCCCAATAAGAATATTCTTTGTCTTCTAAAACTTCATTCGTTAATTCATAATACCATTCTCTAAATTTTTTTGTAAGACCACTTTCAAATTTCCAAATCTTTGTATTTGGTCCTATAAATTCATGTTGTGGTCTAAACCAATTTTTAGCATAATGGTTAGTCATCCTTTCAAAATTTAAAAAATAAGAAAAATTTTCATAATCAATTAAGTAGTTTATATCACTTTCTTTGTAATTTCTTTTAATAGAAATATTGGAAATTTCGGAATAAAATCTATCTATTGGATTTCTTACTATTGCAAATTGAAAAGATGTGTCAACTCCTTCTAGATATTCATATAATGGATAATGTAAATGGTAGCACTCTATTCCATATAAATGTAAATCATCATTACTATGCACAACTTCATAACCGTTATTCACAAATGTTTGTGTTATAAATCTTCCACCAGTTCTTGGAATATGTACATGATATGTTGACGAATTATCTTTACAAAATAATGTCATTTAATGTAAAATAATAGATAAATTAATTATACAACAAATAATATGATTGGGGAAGTTGTTGGGTTATTTCCGACGCCAGTGGGAATATATGAATTAGACGTTGATGTTGATAAAATATATCAAAAAATATTGACCTTTGCCTCACGCCCTCACGGGTTATTGGATGATTCAAAATCTAGTTTTGAAGAAGATGGTAGTATATTATATGATCCTGAATTATTATTCTTGAGAGAAAAAATTGATATATGTATTCAAGATTACACGGATCAAGTTTGTCTTCAACCAATAGTGATTACTGGTAGTTGGTATAATCAAATGGAAAAGGGATGTAGAGTAAATCTTCATAGGCACGAAGGAAGTGTTGTTAGTGGTGCATTTTACGTTAATGTTGATGAAGACACTGTTCCGTTGAGATTTAAAAGTCCACTTTTACCATATAAAATGAATGATCTTTACGAAAGATTTGATTCTCAATTTGCTAGTGTTGGTGTAATGTTGCCCCCTAAAAAAGGAACATTGTTATTATTTCCAAGTTGGTTGGAACATGAAACAGATCCAGAAGAAGGTAGTCGTTGTGTTATAAGTTTTAATACACTGTACAAAAGATTATTTTTTAATGATAATTAATTTTGAAATCAAAACACAAATCATGACTTAATTTATCTTAATGTATAAAATAGAAGGCAGCAATGAACTGCTACTATGAGTATCTATGATTGGCGTCAGAACAAAGGTGATGAATTGTGGCAAAAAAGATATTTTCTTTTGTCTTCGATTGTGAGAATTGGTAGACCAATTACTTCAATCATTTATGAATTTATTGATTATCTAATCAGTCAAGGATATAAGGCACCACTTGGAAGTTTAGTTGATGTTGATATAGAAATAACTAAACTTCTTAAGGAATATGAAAACCATCGTGGAGGATTATAATATGCCAAGTATATTTACGTTCATTTGGTTTATTATAATATTTGGATCAATTGCTTGTCTTTCTTATTGGGGGTTAAATTACGGTTATGCCTAGAGGAATTTTGACTAAAGATATTATAAAGTGTGAGATTTTGAAGATTAAAGCAGACCTGGATAAAGAGTGGATGGATAAATCTGGGCATGATCCAAAATGGTTGGCGCATCAATATCTTAATAAAGTACTTGATAAGATTGAAGAATATTATCAATAAATACATAAAGACCCTAAGGCAATATAAATGGCAGCAGTACCTTTAAATCTTGCTCTTGAACAGGGAGCAGATTTTAATGTAAACTTTACTGTTAGGAATAAGGATTTGACCCCGCTAAATCTGCTGGGTTATACTGCCTTCAGCGAGATGAGAAAGCATTATACTGCAACTAAAAAATATACCTTTAACATTACTTTTGTTGATAGAGCAAGGGGTAAAATATCAATCAGCATGTCTGATTCGATAACAGGAACTATTCCAGAGGGTAGATATGTTTATGATGTTTTTATTGAGTCTGCTAATGGAACAAAAACTAAGGTAGTTGCTGGGATGGTAATCGTTCATCCAGGAGTTAGCTTCTAATGTCAGATTACATAATCACGTTAGATAATGATGAAGATATTAGTATTGGTAGTCCAGACTATAATATTGGTGTAAACTTTGAGATTCCTTCTAAGAGTGTTCAATATACCAATCTTATACTTGATGACATCTCCTCACAGTTTGATGGGGCAAGAAAAGTATTTAATTTAACTGTTGATGGTGAACCATATACACCTATCAATGCTCAGCAATTAATCATATCTTTAAATGATGTAATCTTGAGTCCTGGAATTGATTATGATGTTTCTGGAAGCACAATTATTTTCACAAATGCTCCAGATGCAAACGTTGGAACTCCTGGATCAAATGAGTTTTGGGGAGTTGCTCTTAGAACAGTTGCTGACCTTACACGCACTATAAACTTTGTAATTGATAATGGGTCGTTTGACATTACACCAGGAACAAAAGGTTCTCTTGGACTAGAAGTTTCTGGAAGAATAGAATCATGGACTTTAGTATCAAAAGACACAGGTACAATTGTCATAGATATAAAGAAGGGTACGTATAGTACTTATCCAGACACATTAACTTCTATTGTTGGGAGTGAATATCCCAGACTAATTAACCAATCTAAAAATAGAGACGAATCACTTTCAACCTGGACAACCGATGTGGTTGCAGGAGACATACTTGATTTTGATGTTGTTTCTTGTTCAGGCATTACAAAATGCTCCTTATTTTTAAGATTGAATGTGTGATATAGAAATTATTCTTTTTTATAAATAAATCATAGGAAACAAATGTACATTAGGAGTCCGCTCAGATGGCTTTATTAGTATCCGACAGTGGTGAACTTCAGTCGCTAAGATACCTTGTCAATTCAAATCGCAATATCCCTAGGAACCTTATTCTCAAACTGTATACCTCAAATACAGTTCCAGTTGAGACTGATGTTCCCTCACAAACCAAGTATTTTGAACCATATGATTCTACTGGATTAGTAGGATATGGTACAGAACCTTCCACAGGTTATCCTTCTGTTATTAATGTCAGACACGATGAAGACTATATTAGACAGTATGGAATTCTTCTTAACGGAAGTCAGTGGAATGTAAGAACAATTACATCAGCAATCGCCACAACAAACGGAAGTGGCAACGTTAACGAATATACAATTACCGTATCATCTGTTTCCAATATTGCGGTTGGTCATTATGTAACTGGTGGTAACGTCGGATCTAACGCTGTTGTTGCCGCAATTGATGGCAACACTCTTGTATTAACAGTTAAGAATGCTGCTACATTCTCTAACCAAGCATTAACATTTGGTGTTGGAACTACTACAGCATCTTATCCAGAGCAGACTTTTACATTTACATCTGCAGCAAACAATATCTACGGTTATTATCTGGTAAGAGCAAATAATCTTCCAATCTCTTTGAATGGTGTTCTTCATGCAGTAAACGTAGGAACAGCAACTACGATTTCTAAGTCACAAACCAGTGGAACCATTGGTCAGACTTTTGTAACTTTGTTCCCATTCAGCTACACCCCAACAGTATCTGGTGTAAGTTCTGAATTTACTCTGACAGTATCCAGCAATGTTGGTATTAATACCAGACAGAGAGTAATCGGCACAAACATTGCCTCTGGTGCAAGAGTTGTTGGTATTATGAATACCACTACAATTGTTCTTGATAGAAAGAATACTGGAACAGTAACAGGTGTTGCTACCTTCTATCAGGAAATCACTGAAGATCTCTGCATTGGAATGGGTGTTACTCATGGTAACCTTGCTGGAGAAACCGCTGCTGTTCCTTCAGGAACAGTTGTTACTGGTATTGACGAGAAGACTGGAATCGTTTATCTGAGCAATGCACTCTTAAACAACATTCAGTCTGCAACTGGTAACGTTGTATACTTCAACTATGCAGAAGTCAGCACTGGTGCTACCACTCACGGTCTAACAGTTGGCGATGTTCTTTATATCGCTGCTGGTGCTGCTAACACCACCACCACTTCTGGAACCTACACTATTCACCAAACACCAAGCACAAGCAGATTCAGCACAGTTCCTGCTCTGACTGGTATTGGAAGTGCAACTCTCTACAGCAGCATCTTCTTTGCTGAGAGATTCACAAATGGTCCTTACAACATTCAGAACAACGGTGACCAAATCAAAGTTACTCTGAACGTCAGCCTCGACTGATTACTTCAAGTTCTATACTTTGTTATGGAGGGGTTGCTTATGGCGATCCCTCCTATTTTTTTAGGAGATATGTATTGCCATGCCCGCATTAAACGTAGGAGTAAATTCAACATTTGAACAGCAACGGCAAATTGTTAATTCTATTGCCGTAGATCTCTTTACATTATCCACAACATTGTCTGGGTTAACCACAGATGGACTTGTAGTAACCTATGCTAGCAGCTCTGGTATTGCTACTGTTGCAAACTATGCAGTAGTAGCGGGAATTGCTACTTATGCAACTAGAACTGGTATAGCAACTTATGCCACTGTTGCAGGAATAGCAACCTATGCTTCAATCGCAGGTGTAGCATCTGCACTAAACTTTGTTCCAAATTATTCTCATAATTCTGGAGTTGCATCGTATGCTCCTGTTGCAGGATACTCAACAGTATCTAATTTTGCAAACTCTGCTTCGTCCTCAACGTTTGCATTTTATGCTGGAATATCAACATATTCTGGAACGGCAGGCATATCAACAGTTGCACAGGGATTAACAGGAACTCCTAATGTTCAAGTGGGAGTAATCACAGCAACACTTTTTGTTGGAGATGGATCTGAATTATCAAACATTACTGTAGGTATATCTTCATATTCTAGTCTTTCTGGATTTGCAACTGTTGCTGGAATATCTTCATATTCTAGTCTTTCTGGATTTGCAACTGTTGCTGGAATATCTTCTTATTCTACTCTTGCAGGAGTTGCTACATATGCAAGTAGTGCAGGTGTCTCTACATTTGCAACATCATCTGGATCTGCTTCAGTTGCAAACTATGCTGCTGTTGCTGGATTTGCAACCGTTGCTGGTAATCTAACTGGAACACCAAATATTATTGTAGGTGTTCTTACAGCAACAAAGTTTGCTGCGAGTGATGCTGAGTTTGTAGGAATAGTAACTGCCCAAAGTTTAAAATCAATATCTGGATTTTTATTATCTCCAGATAATCAACAATCAATTAGAATTTTTAGTGGTAGTGGATCTGTATCATTCCCATTGGGTATTGGGTCTGATATTAATGTTGCGGGAATCATAACGGGTACAAAGTTATATGGAGATGCATCTAATGTAACTGGTATTGTTACCGCTGGTATCTCATCTATTGTTGCTGGTGGTAATATAATTGTTCAACAAACAGGTAATGTTGCGATTGTAACTGCAGTATTGGCAGGTGGTGGAGGAGGATTTTTTGAAGGTGGCACTGCTGGAATAGGGACGACATCTGCTGTTGGAATTGGAACCACTATACCATCAGAAAAATTAACAGTCAAAGGTAATGTTTCTGTCACTGGTAACATAATTCTTACAGGGGAATTGAGTTCACCAACTAGAATTAAATTTGGATCTGGTGGTGAGAATATAAAAATTGGATCTTTGAGTGGTGGACATGGGGCAGCAAATATTGCAATCGGAGATCAAGCATTAGTTACTAACAATGGTGGAACTGGACATAATATTGGCATTGGGCAGTTATCTTTATTTGCAGTAACATCTGGTCAATACAATATTGCTGTTGGTGATCGAGCAGGTCAAAATCTTACCACTGGATCTAATAATGTTATCATTGGTGGATACAATGGGCAAAATGATTTAGACCTTAGAACATCATCAAACAATGTCGTTCTATCAGATGGTGTTGGTAACATCAGACAATATATTAACTCAAGTGGTGATGTTGGTATTAAGACCACAATAGTTACAGAAGCACTCACAGTTGCTGGTGTTGTATCTGCTACAAGTTTTTACGGAACACTCAATGCATCACAATTAACTGGATCACTTCCTGCAATTGATGGATCTGCATTAACAGGAGTTACCGCCGTTGGATCTGGTGTAGAGATTAGGAACAACAATACTCCATTGGGAGTTGCAGCAACAATTAATTTTGGAAGTAATATTAATATCACACTATCCTCGGGTATTGCTACAGTTACTGGAGTAACATCGGTAACTAATGCAACAACTGCTTATGCACTTGCAGGAACTCCAAATCTTAATGTTGGTATTGTAACAGCAGCAAGATTGGTATCATCTGGAGCATCACTTACAAGTCCTCTTATAGTTGGAATTACTACAGCAACTTATGGAATTCGATTTGCTTCCGATCCTGGTGCATCACAATATGTGCATAATATTGGACCATGGTATATTATTGGATATGATACGGCTGCTGGATATCAAAATGATGCTTACTTACAATTCTCCCCAATAAATTCAAATTATATTATAAGAAATGTTGGCATCGGAACCACAAATCCAACATCAAAACTTACAGTTTCTGGTGATGGTAAATTTACAGGTGTAGTTACTGCAACTTCATTCTTTGGATCTGGAGCAAACCTTGTTGACATTGATGCAACACAATTAACTGGATCACTTCCTGCTATTGATGGTTCTCAACTGTTAAATGTTACTGCAGCAGGAACTGGTATTGCTATCAGAAGTAATGATACTCTAGTTGGATCCGCAGTAACAGTTAATTTTGGAACTGGTCTTGGAGTTACTTTTAGTTCTGGTATTGCAACAATTACTTCAACTGGTGGTTCTTTACAATCAAGAACTACTGTAAGTGGTGTTACAACTTCAATTCCAAACCTTGGAATTGGTAATACTGATATTACTGGATTTAAAGCATACTCATTAATGAGAGTTGGATTATCTACAGCAGGATGGATAAGACTATATACTGATAGCACATCTAGAGCAAATGATGTAACCAGAAGTGTTGGAGAAGATCCAGCACCTGGAAGTGGTGTGATTGCTGAGATTGTAACTACTGGAATCTCAACTCAACAAATGATTACTCCTTTTGCTATGGGTGGCAATATGGATAATCCAGTCACCAATAAAATTTATGTCGCTATAACCAATCTATCTGGAACGACACAAACGATTACCGCAAACCTCACCATTCTTCAACTGGAGGCATAAAGATAAATGGCAATCACTACAAGCACTTTTAAAGTAAATGCTGGATGGGGTAGATCTGATATCATCACCCAGATGGAATCTGCTATGGTATCTTTGGGTTGGATGCAAGGTCAAATTACTGGATATGTTGTTGGTATTAGTAGTATTTGGGGTGGAGGAACTCCCAATGTAACTGCTACATACCAAGATGTACGCCAAAAGTCTACCAGTGGAATTGGGACGGGTGCTAGTTTTCTTGTGTATAGAAATACTGCTGGTGTTAGATATGTTCTTGTAAATCGTCCTGGTGTTGGATATACCAGTGGCGAATTAATTACATTAGATGCAGATGATATTGGTGGATTATCGAATGGTGCTACTGATTTAAGTTTTAAAGTTTGTGTTGATGAAGTTGTAACAAATGGAACAACAGTTTCCATAGCAATTACTAATATTACGTATAATGGTTCTGGTATTAATTATAGATGGAATTTTAGTGGTACTGATAGAAATGGAAATGTTGGTGGAGGAGTATCTATTATTACAATAAATGAAGGAGATACACTTTCAATTGCTAACAGTTATAGTTCAACTTATGATCCTATAATTGTCTTATCGAATGTATACGAGGATGGTGTTGCAAATACTCCTTCCACTGGAGTGCTTGCTGGATTGGATTTGGATCTTAACCCTGGGGAAGGGTATTCTTCTTATCAATTTAAAATAGGACAAGCTGGAACATATTTTTGGAAAACTAGTCAAAATAATTTAGGTCCAGAAATGGGTAGATTGATTGTACAACCTTGGAGTGGAAATCCTGGAGATAGAACAATTGTTGGGTGGGGAACTACCAGTTCTTTTTGGGATAAGAATCTAGGTACAACTTATCCTTGGGGTGTTCAAAAACATCGAATAAGTGCAAATAAGAGATATGGAAACACATATAGAGGATTTGTAGAATATAGTGCAGGATATTTAGATGTTGTTACCTTTAGTGATTATATGCATTATCCTGCAACTGAATATATCCCAAATGTAAATAACGGTTCTAGTGATACTAGAGGGTATCATGGAGCAACTGGGCGAAGAGCTAGAATGTGTGGAGCAGTAAATCTTGACTATCCAGGAAGAGATGGTCAAGATATTGCAAATTCACTTGTAAGTTTTGAAAATCAACAGATAACACAAGCATATGCAAGATTGGCACAACTTTTTCACGGGACTAACTATGGATTTGATCTGGATCTTAATTTATTTAAATCTGGGATTGATCCAAGATTTGTAGTATTTTCCTGGAAGTATCCAACATTATCATCAACACACCTCACTTCTAACACTGGATCAACATTTTTCTTCCACAACTTTGAAACTTCTGTTTGGGATTTGAATTACGTATTTCTTGGTGGGATGACTGAAATAAGTCCAACATTTGGAAATACAGGATCTCCAGGATTAACATTTAGAACATATCTTTCTACTCAAGATCCAGATGTGGGGGGGACTAAAAGATCTGCAGAATTTCCATATCAAGAATATAGAGGATATAATACTGGTGTTGAAAATTATGTTGATTACTATGTTCGATCTCAAAGTTATGAGCATGACAAACCACCATATACTACAAGAATTTACTATAGGTCTAATGATAATCCACTTACTTATAAGGGGGGATCTCCTTTCTCGGATGAAGTGAATGGTAATTCCCGTGTTGATTCTGAAGCAAACTTCAATGCAGTTATAAAGGGTCTTCCATTAAATGTTAATATTTTACCTTGTCCATACTTCTTACCAGATGATTTTGGATTGATTGAATTTTATTATAATGCTGCGAATGCAAATATTCAACAGGGTGATACAATTACAATTAGTCCAAGTGAAGTTTGGAAAGTTATTACCGCATCATACAATCAGACTACGGTAACTCGTGGAATTGCATTCTGTGCAAGGAGTGTTTAATGGCAAATTATACTTTTGCAGCATTAACTTCTGCAGTTGTTGGTGTTGCTTCAACCTTTCAGAATTTTAATACCCAGATAAGATATTCAAGAGCAGTTGATAGTCTTGGTATAACTAGTGAAAAAGTTTTAGAATTGGATTCTTTAAATCCTCTTTCGTATACAGTTGGTATTGGTACTACTTCTTTTTGGTATGATACAACTAAACCACAAAATAATGCATCTTTTTTTGGGGCATATTCTTTTGATGGTAGAAATATAGTATTTGCTGATGGTGGATATGCAAGTTTATCTGATAGTGATGACTTTACGTTTGCTGGAGATTTTGCTATTGAGATATCATTTAATATAACAGGTACTCCAAATGCAACATATCCATCGGCACTAGTTGCGAGTTGGGAACAAACTGGTAGTGTTAACAATAAGTTTATCATATTTGTTAATAGTACACTTCAAATTGCTATGCAAATAAATGGAATAGCAAATACATATGTTTACCCATCACCAATATCTCTTAATACAAATTATCATATGATTGTTACTAGAAGAAGTGGTGTAATTAAGTGGTGGTTGAATGGTCAACTTGGATCTCAGTTTACTTATGCTGCGGCAATTGAACCTACTATAGATTATAGGATTGGATCTTACGCTGCAAGTGGTGGTGAATCCTTTGAAGGAAAAATAGATTTGGTTAGATTTTATCGTGATCGATCACTTGGAGATAAAGAAGTAAAGAGTTTATATGATAATAGTATAAACAGAAGCATAATTAGTTTAACAAATGGAACTAGGGCAGTTGGTAATTTAACTTTAAGTAATACTTCTGCAATTCCATCTATAGAACCAAATAGACCAGTTGTGGGTCAATTATATCCCCGCTTTAATAAATAAAATAAAAGTAAGAGTATGGCATTATTCCAATACAATGGAATAGGAAGCCTGCGTTCTCTGGGAAATAAAGAAAGCACCCAAAGAGCGATATATTCTTATACCCAATTTTCTATCGTTAATTATGAAGAACTTAGTTATGGTAGTATTGTTGATGCGGTAGTAGAAGCAGAAGATTACGGAGAGATCACTGCAACTATTGAACAATACTATCAGATTCAAGACTTTGGAACTATTACTCTAGATACTGCTAGAGTTCCAATGGGCAAGATGGGCATTCATCTTGCGGCAAATGATTCCACCATGAGGGTTAGTGTTGGTGGAGTTGAGTTTGCTTTATATGGTAGAGCAATAACAACCGTCTTCTTCAATCCAGTTGATAGGGTATTTGACTTCCAAGGTGAAGCAGTTAATAAGATTTCTTCTTCCTGGTTGGGAAGAGGAAATCTTTCTACAGTGGAGTCGGAGGGACTGGATGCTGTTGGAGCTTCTCCAGCAACATCTACCCTCCGTTTAAAAATATCTGGAGAAGGTATAGAGCAAGTTATATTCAATCAACAAGATAGGATATTTAATCTTATTGGTGAGGCGGAAGAGAGCAGAACTTACCAATACGATCAAGATGATGATATTGATTTTGGTTCTGATGACTGGGGATTCCTCACAGAACCTGTACTTAGAAGCGAGAACTATGGTCTGATTACAGACCTGCAGGATATTCCTGTTTGGGATTATTCCAATATTGAAGATTGGGGTCTCATTACAGAGAATATTACAAATAAAGTTTATGGTAGATCTAGATTCTCTAGTGGAATCGAAGAGAGATTTATATACGCAAATTACGAAGGATCTGTTGGCGATAAACAACCAAGACTCCTTGGCACGGCTAAAGATTATGCAACACCAAAAATTAGTGGTGTTGGTAAGATTAGTCTCGATGGCACTCCTCGCGTCCAGATTCGGATGCACTATAAAGCGGATGGTGGATGGGACTTCTATCCACAAAGATTCCGTGGTGGATCACTATTTGGATTTAGCAGCACTACAGAAACTTCTGTATTCTCAGAAGTCGCCACTGCAAAACTCTTTACCATTAAGAGTGCGACTACATTCAGTGCAACTCGTGATGAAGTTGGAGTTAGTGAAGAAGATATTCTGGTTAGGGGTGGTGCGGATTACATTGTTATCTTCAATCCAATTGATAGAGTATTCACCTTCCGTAACGTTGAAATTAATAGTAGAGCATATGCTTATAATGAATCTTCAATTGTTAATGTTGAAGGAATTGACTATGGATACATTACAGATACTGTAACTCTATCTGAAGATTATGGATTTATTGGTAATGAAGATCTAGAATTCCCATGGGAAGTTGAAGACTTTGGTGTTCTTGATCCTAGAGAGACTAGAACTCCATTTGGTCTTGCTAGATTCCATAGCTTTACTGGAACTTCAAGATCAAGAACCTTCATTGGTAATCTTGAAGAAACTCATCTTCTGGTTCGTGGTAGTGCCAAGATTTATGTTCTGCCTAAGTTCACCTCTAAGGGTGATCTTATCAACATCACATCTTCTACCACTGAGTCTAGAACAAACGATGAGGTTGCAACTGGATCACTGTTTGGATTTTCTAGCACAACTGATTCTACTCTTGTCCAACCACCAATTGATGAGACTCAACAACGTATCTTCTCCTTTAGTGGTAATGGAATTGAGAAGTTTGGTAAGGGTAATTATGATGCATCTGGAACCCTCTTTGGATTTAATTCCGCAACAATATCGATTATTATTGGTGTTAAAGTTGGTGGATTGTTCAATATTGGGGGTGAACTCATTGAAAGATCAACCTTCAGTGAAGTTGGAACAGGATCTCTGTTTGGATTTGATTCTGCTTCCGAAACAAGAACATTTGCTTATAATTATTCCTCTGGATTTGGTGCTTGTGAAGGAGATGACTATGGATTCATTAATGAATCTGTTTATAATGTTGAGGAATCTCCAAGTCTTTCTGGTTATGCAAGCACTCCAATCAGCACACTTGCAAGTGAAATTGTCTCCGAGTTTGGAAGACAGTTAAATGCAATTGATTTTGGCGTAATTGGTGAGTTTGAACAATATAACCATGAAGATTATGGTAGTCTTCATCCAGATGATTGTCTTGAACCTCTTGGTTCAATTACATTCCGTGATGGTGTTGATGAATCTCGCACCAAGGTGTTCATTGGTTCTGGTAAGATTGGATCTGTATCTGGTGCTGCAGAAGCAATCGGAGTTAGACCACCATCAATCTCCCTGTTTGCATTCCGTGGTGGTGGTACAGAGTCTACAACTCCTGCAACTGAGATTGGTTCTGGTTCACTCTTCAGTTATGTTTCCTTCACTGAGACTGCTGCATTCTCCGAAAATACACCACAACCTCTATTCGCAATTAGTGGCGGTCTTGTTCTTAGTTCTGTTAACGAACAGGTATCTGACCTTAAGTTTACTGCTTCCTGGTTGGCAGAGGGCAGACTCTTTGGATTTGACGGATCTGGAGAGGCAACTGGTCAAGAGGAGACTGGAAGCGGAAGCATCTTTATCCGTGATTCTGGACTTAGAATTGAACCAGAATCCTTTACTCCATGGATTCCACCTGGAACTGGTTCTATCTTTAGCTTTGTATCATTCACTGAGACTGCTGCATTCTCTGAGAATACACCACAACCCCTATTTAAATTCTCTGGTGCTGCCACGAATGTTAAGTTTAGATACTCTTGGTTTACAACTAATGAGACTCAACTCAAGATTCGTAGTAATGCTTCGGTTTATGTTCTACCAAAACACCTTGGATCTGGATCATTCTTTATCAGATCTTCTGGCGTCAGAATTGCACCAGAATCCTTTACGCCATGGATTCCACCTGGTAAAGGTAGACTTTATGGATTTAGTGGTGCAGCAGAAGCAACTGGTTCTAACCCACCAGACATTACTACTCTCTTCAATATCTCTGGTACTGTTTCCAATCTCAAGAGCACCTTCTCTGAGAAGAAGTTTGTACTGGCAAGATTCTCTGGTGACAATGGCAATCTTATTAGATTCAGCCTCAGTGGTGATCCTGTTGGAAGATTTGCAATTGATATTGAAGGACGCGCTACAGAATCTAGAACCCCCGCACCACATGTTGGATCTGGTTCACTGTTTGGATTTTCTAGCACAACTGAATCTAGAGTTATTAATCCACCCGATAAAACAACTCTCTTTACCTTCGTTGGTAATGCGAAGGAAAGTGATGTTAATGTTGAGATTGGAAGAGGATCTCTATTCAGTTATGTATCCTTTACAGAAACAAGCGTTGTATCTGAAGTCTTTACAACGCTCTTTAGATTCTCTGGACAACTTGATGAGTCAGTATCACCAGCTCCACATGTTGGATCTGGTTCTCTCTTCGGATTCTCTAGTGCAACTGAATCTAGAGTTGTCAATCCACCAGACAAGACTCTTCTCTTTAGATTTGCTGGCAAAGCACAAGAAAGAGAAACCAACGCTGAAACTGGAAGAGGAATTCTTGATATTAATGGTAACCGCATTGAGAGAAGAACAAATGCATATCGTGGATCTGGTTCACTCTTTGGATTCTCCAGCACCACTGAAGCAAGAGTTATTGTTCCACCAAATCTTCAGAACCTGTTCACTGTTCGTGGATCAGCAAAAGATTCTATCACTGTTCCAAGAACTGGATCTGGAAGTATCTTTGGATTTGTTGGTGCATCCGAGAGCAAATCAAATACAGAAGTCAAAACCACACTCTTCACAGTTACTGGCACACCAATTGTCAAGGTTACTCTGGCGAATGTTGCCGTTGGACAAATCAGAGTTGGTCTCAGCAACCCAGGAATTCCAGGAGACGGTTCAAGAGGTATCACCGTCTTCAAACTCAGAACCTTCCCACAAGGTCCTGTCATTAAATTCTCTGGAACTAAGGCAGAATCCTTTACTCCTGCACCTCACATTGCTAAGGGTCTCATCGATATTGAGTCCGCAAATACCAAGTCCAGATACGTTAAATTTGAGAGACCACAACCTACTAGAATTGTAGTTATCTAAACTGATAAATAAGAATAAGTGCAAATATCTCTTTAATGGCTAATACCAAACGGGTACAACTGCGTAAAGGGACAGAGCTTGAACACTCCACATTCACTGGTGCGTTAGCTGAAGTTACTTTTGACACAGATAAAGGGACAATTAGAGTTCATGATGGACTCACTTTGTCTGGTGTTGAGGTCCAAAAGTCTAGATTAACTAATATTACCGTTGCTAATGATGGAGATACATTGAGAACAAATATTAAATATTTTTCTGATACATCAAGCGGTCCTTTTACAGTAAATCTACCCTCTCTCCGATTTGTTGGGGATACCATTCACATAGCAGACTCCAAATACACTTGGAATATAAATAATCTTACAGTAAATGCTCAAAGTGGGGATTTAATTAAAGATGGCACTGGGTTCATTGATACATTTTTAAACTGTGATTTGGCTGGTGCATATGTTGAGTTAATTTGGGAAGGAACTTACTGGAGACTGTTCACATGAATCTAAGCAGAATGGATAATTCCACCAAATCGGTGGCAGAATCAAATGATTTTATTGTCCATGCTCTTCGTAGAGATGAGGACGGTATGTTACGTTATACAAAGGTTGGTGCAGGAAGCACCGAGATTGGGGATTTTCATAGAACAGATGGAACCCAATATCCAGGGTTTCTAGATGGTGTTGATTATGTGGAAGAAACAACGGAGGAGAAATCCTACAGGAATCATCCACATGATAAATACCAACAGTATAGATTTGATTTTAGAAATTTAAACTATTTTATTGATGATGATGGATATTTAGTTGCCAGAATTAATGGCACTTATGATCATGTAACTCAAGGACCTAAGTAAAAAAGGAATTTAAAAACGATGGCTGATTTTAGATTAGGAAGACTAAAATTCAATTGGAGAGGCAATTGGGCTCCTAGCACCGCTTATGTCATTGATGACATCGTAAAATTCGGTGCTAATACCTACGTCTGTACTACCAATCACACTTCAGTAGCAAATGAAGTTAATTGGTATGCTACAGATGAAGCATACTGGTCCTTACATGTTGAAGGAATCAGAAACGTAGGACTATATAGCGGCGGAACATTCTATAAAAAGAATGATATTCTCCTTTATGGTAACACACAATACCGTGTAACTGCTGGTATTGGAACTACGGCAGGACTAGTATTTGCTGGAGTTGGAACTTCTGGATATGGAACAACTGCCTCAGGAAATTCAAATGTTGTTGCTTATGTATCTGGATTCCAGGGAGAAGGTTCTTGGGATGCTGGAACTTCTTACCAAACTGGTGATGTAGTTCTATATTCTGGAACTTCATATGTTGCTATAACAACAACAACTGCTGGTTATATTCCCCCACAATACCTTGCCAGTGAGTGGAATGTACTTGCTGAAGGTATTGATGCTGTTGGTTTAACTACTTATGAATCTGGAAGAACATATTATAGAGGGGAACTAGCAACAGTTGGTGGTGATACCTATGAATTAATTGCTACTTCTGCACAAAATGTGCATCCAACAAAAGGATTAACCGTTGGTATTGGCACAACAACTGTTGGTATCGCACAAACTGCGTGGGTAATATTTAATCAAGGATTAAGATTTGCTGGAACATATTCTACACTCACTGAATATTTTAAAAATGATGTTGTTGAATATTCATCATCTTCTTATGTTGGTCTTGGTTCAACTTCATTTAAGAATGTTACACCAGGAACTGATGCTACAATTTGGGGAGCATTAGCACTTGGAGATTCTAATGCTCTTCTGACAACCAAGGGTGATATTCTAATTAGAAATGCTTCATCACCTGCAAGACTTGGTATTGGATTTACTTATCAAGCTCTTGGTGTTGGCACAGATAGAGTTCCAGCCTGGATGACTCTTGGTGATTCAACCAGAATCTATTATGTTGACCCAGAACTTGGATCTGATACCTTTAATGGTAGCACTCCAGACATGGCATTCAGAACTCTGAAGTATGCCTGTGATAGTGCAAGTGCTATTACTCCAATTACAAACTTTGTGTATGATCCTCTGACTGGTATTTCTACAGTCACTGCTCCTGCTCACGGTATTCTTTATCCTAATATTACTATTAGATTAGAAGATATTACCTTTGAGTGCTTGAGTGGTGGTAGAACATACAACGTCACTGGATTCCAATATGATAAGACATCTGGTATTGGTACAGTAACCGTTGGTACTGCTGCAACTGGAATTACTGCTGGACAAATTGTAAGACTCCGTAACCTTGAATTTACTTGCCCTGGTGGTTCTGGTATTACTACAACTATCTTCCCAGATGGTACGAGACCGAGCAACTATAATTTTACAGTTACAACTGTTAATAGTACAACTTCTTTTGCATTAAACGTTGGTGTATCAACAATTAACCACATTTATGTATCTGGTGGTACAGCATTCGTTGGTTTTGATACTACGGTCTTCCCAGAAAGTGTAAAGGCTTCCTACTTTACAGTCTCTGAGATTGTAGATAACAATACCCTTAACGTAAATGTTGGTGTATCAACGATTTATCACGATTATGTAAGTGGTGGTAGACTTTATAATCTCTCACCTGCTGTAGTTAAACTGTCAGCATCTGAGTTTGCTGAGCAACTTCCAATTACAATTCCTGCATTCACCAGTGTTGTAGGTTCAACACTGAGAGCATCTAAAATTCGTCCTGCTGCTGGACTATCAACTGATGGTTTAACTCCAAACAATCGTCAGACAATGTTTAGACTGTCTGATGCTACTACAGTTCAGGGTCTGAATGTCTCTGGTCTTGTTGGATTTGATTATGATTCAAATGATCCATACAATCTTGATGCAACAACTGTAAGAACTGGTGTTGGTACAACCGCTTGTGGTATATTCTTCGCATTCAACCACAATTCACCAATTCTGAATAAGTCACCTTATGTTAAGGATTGTACCGCATTCTCCGATCCAGATCCTAATGGATATGGCGGCGGTGGTGTAGCTGTTCTGATTGACGGTAATATTCATAGTACCGTTGGAGTTGGAACATCCGCACAAGGATTTAAGACTATGGTGTTTGATGCATTCACTGTAGTTAACTCTGATGGTGCTGGATTCATTCTTGATAAAGACTCTGGTGCTGAGATTGTATCCTGCTTCACATACTATTGCAGATGGGGTTACTTTGCTGGTGGTGGTTCTAGAATCCGTTCAGTTGGTGGTAACAACTCTTACGGTGATTATGGTGTTATTGCTGCTGGATTCTCTACCGCTGAATCACCAAGAACAGTAAGACTGTTTGGTGATAGAATGAACACTGTTGTTGGTACTAAGAGTGGCACTGTTGCTGTTGGTAATACCATGGTTGGTGAAACCTCAGGAGCAAGAGCAACCTTCATCAACGACCAAACCAGTGCAGATAGAATTTACTTTAAGTATTGGCCTGGTTATGGTGCTGCAGGTATTGGAACAACTTCATTTGTTAGTGGTGAACAAATCACATTTATTGGTGCTGGTACAACTGGTGCAATTACAGTCTCTGCTGTTGCTGGATCTGTAAGTGGTCAGAAGGGTATTATCTTTGAGGTTGATGAGTGCGATTCTCTAAACTTGCCTAAGGTTGGTGACGCTATTGGATTTACAACCGTTGGGGTTGGTAGTGATAGAGTTGATGGTTTAGTAAGATTCTACATTATTAATAATGTAACTGGATTTACTTCCTCATGGACTCAGTATAGAGGTTATGGTAATACTGGACTGTCTTCAGTAACTTATAACAACAGAGTTACCCTAACACTGTCTCCTGAGAAGACTGTAGCATCTCCTGATACTAGATCAACTGATAATTCTGGTGTCGGTACTGCTTCTGGTGGTTCATTTGCTGAGATTAGAACTAAGTTCTCTAACGCACGTCTGACTGGTCACGACTTCTTGAGCGTTGGTGTTGGTAACAAGTCTGAAACCAACTATCCAAACGTTAACGAAGCAAACGTTCAGCAAGGTAATGAAACTAGCACATCTGGTCCTGGTAAGGTATTCTTCGTATCTACCGACCAAGGTGGTAACTTCAGAGTTGGTGAATACTTCTCTGTTGACCAGTTAACTGGTAGAGCAACTTTGGACGCTTCTGCGTTCAACCTGTCAGGTCTGACAGAACTGAGACTGGGTTCTCTGGGTGGTCAAATCGGTGAAGCAATTAACGAATTCTCCTCCGATGAAACCATGTCTGGTAACTCTAACCAGGCTTGCCCAACTGAGTATGCGGTTGTTGGTTATCTCACCAGAGATAAGATGGGTACGGGTGCAATGTCTCCACCTAAGGGAACTACAGCACAAAGACCTGCAACGCCAATTACTGGTCAGTTTAGATACAACACCACAATCGGTGCATTTGAAGGTTATAACGGATCTGCATGGGTTCCTGTTGGTGGTCTGCAACAAGTTGAAGTAACTACAACTTATACTGCATCTGCCTTCCAACTCCTATGGTGCAATACAAGTGCTGGTGGATTCACTGTTACTCTTCCCGCATCTCCTAATAAGGGCGATATTATTAGATTCTTTGATGTTGCAAACACTTTTGATACTAATACATTGACAATTGCTAGAAATGGTAAACTAATTGGTGGAGTTGCAGAAAATATGACAGTTACCACTGAAGGTGCTGCATTTGATCTCGTCTTCTATGATAATACACAAGGTTGGAGACTCTTTAGCGTCTAATCTCTAAAGAACTTAGTTGGGGGAACAAGAGTTCCCCTTTTGGTTTAAACCTATATTAATAAATAAATATTAGAACGAGGATTGGATTAACAAATGGCATCCTACGGAAGTTACAAAAAAATTATCAGTGGGCAGATACTTGATGGAACAGTACCAAATAATGCATTAGCTAGTGGTACTGGATATGCTTATAATGTGCAGCATATCTTTGGTCCACCAAACGTATGTTCTCAAGGTTGTTGCTGCCTCTGGACAGTTCCTTCTGGTGTAAAAAGAGTTACCTTTGAATTATGGGGAGCAGGTGGTAACGGAAATGGCGTATGTTCATGTAACCGTTGTCATCACTATCAGGGAGCTGGCGGTGGATTTTACAATACAAAAACTATCAGCGTAACACCTGGTTGGACTTATACCATTTGTGCTGCTGGAGTATATCCCTGCTGTTCTTTTGAATGTGAAGGGTGCCAAGGATGTTCTTCATATGTTAATGGATGTAATTTAAGTAACTTCTGTGCTGTTGGTGGTGGACAAGGTAGAGCAAATACCTCTTGGGATACTGCATGTAATTCATACTGGGATTGTTGTGTAGCACCAGTATCAAATGGTGGTGATTTTGCTCTAGGAAATCACGTTGGCGCATGGGGTGGATCTACATTCTGTCACTGTAATTACCATTGGACTTGTACAACTAATGCACCATTCCTTGCTGGTGGATCAGGATCTGGTCAGTTCTTGGTTAACTGTTGGATTCGTTGTGGATGCTGGCACGTTCCTTACGGGACTGGTGGACAAGGCGGTCAAACCACATATTGCGGATCTGGACACTGTGGACAAGGTGGAACTGGTGGCGGTGGAATGGTCAAAATTACATTCACTTAATAGAGAGGAATAAAAAATGGCATCTTATGCAAGCTATAAAAAAATACTAAGTGAATCAATTGGTCAAGGTGTTGTTACTGCTAGTAGCATTACATCTCCATTAAACACTACTTATGGTGTTCAATGGTTTTTTGGAACTCCAGGTGTATGTTCTTCAGGTTGTTGCTGCCTCTGGACAGTTCCTTCTGGAGTAAAAAAACTCCAAATTCAATTATGGGGTGCTGGTGGAAGCGGTAGTGGTGCATGTTCATGTAACCGTTGTCATCACTATAGAGGATCTGGTGGAGGAACATATAATGTTAAAACGATTAATGTAACTCCTGGTTGGACATACACTGTTTGTGCTGCTGGTGTATATCCCTGCTGTAACTTTGAATGTGTTGGGTGCGAAGGATGTTCTTCATATGTTAATGGATGTAATTTAAGTAACTTCTGTGCTGTTGGTGGTGGGCAAGGATACGCTAACACTGATTGGACAGAAACTTGCAACTCAGTAATGCATTGTTGCGTTGCACCTACTAGTAATGGTGGAGATTGGTATCAAATTACTCATACTGGAACTTGGTCTGCTGCAGAATTTGTTTATGATAGAGGATTCTGCCATTGTTATAGTCAGGCTATGTACAATAGCGGAGCTGCACTAATTGGTACAGTATCTACACAATCAATTAGAGAGTGTTGGATTCGTTGTGGATGCTGGCACGTTCCTTATGGTAATGGTGGACAGAGTGCAATGACCACCTATTGTGGAAATGGTCATTGTGGTCAGTCTGGAATGGGTGGTGGTGGACTTGTAAAGATCACATTCTTCTAATTCTAAATATAACTATAAGGATCATCAAAAATGGCACAGTATTCAAATTATAAAAAAGTTAGCGGTGCAACTTTACCTAACGGATCCATTTCGGCGTCCCAACTAAATGCAACTGGATTAGATACTTGGTGTGTTAAGTGGATTTATGGAGACCCAAACGCATGTACATCTGGTTGTTGCTGCCTCTGGACAATCCCTTCTAACGTAAGAAGAGTAACATTTGAACTGTGGGGTGCTGGTGGAAGCGGTTCTGGATCTTGTTCTTGTAACCGTTGTATGATTTTTGGTGGTGCTCAAGGTGGGTATTACAATACAAAAACTATCGACGTAACACCTGGTTGGACATACACTGTTTGTGCTGGTGGAGTATATCCCTGCTGTAACTTTGAACAGTGCGGTTGTCAAGGATGTACTACATATGTTAATGGATGTAATTTAAGTAACTTCTGTGCGATTGGTGGACATGGTGGATTCTCGGAAAATAGTTGGGCACTTGCTTGCTATTCTGAGTGGTCCTGTTGTTTAGGTCCTGGCAGCAATGGAGGAGACTTTGGAATGGGACCTCATAGAGGTCATTATTGGAGACCAAGAGGAATATTCTGTCATTGCCATGGCACATATACAATTCCAACTTCGGCACCATTCATTGGAACAAATGTTATGACCTCAATGAATTTCTGTTGGATTCGTTGTGGTTGTTGGACAGTTCCTTATGGGCACGGAGGAATGAGTGCTACAACTACATATTGCGGATCTGGACACTGTGGACAAGGCGGAATGGGTGGTCCTGGACTAGTAAAAATTACTTTTGTATGATATAATATAATTTCGTGTGAAGGAAGTGTATGGGGTGCAAACCGCGCCCCATTTTTTTTATAAATATATGTGAAGGAGTCAACCTGAACAAAGAGACAAAAACTATGGCAACAACACAAATTAGTGTAGAATATGATCTTCTACTACCAAACGATTATTTGATCGACCATTCTACCAGCGAAGGAAAAACCCGCAAAACAACATATCATGGACCTGATAAACTATATCTTCAAATCGGAGAAGATGGTTCTGAGATTCATGGTCCTTTAACCGAAGATAACATCCTGGACGGTCGTCCTGTACCTGCAGATGTTGTTGAATGGGTTGAAGTTGATTGCACAAAAAATCCTTTACTATGTCAATTGAGAGGTCCTATTGATAATAGTAAGCAAGAGGAATATACTGGCACAGTTTTAGTATCTTCAAAGACACCAAAAATTGAAGGATATCCACAATTTTCTTATAATACACCATTAATGCCTTCTGACATTTATGATAAGTATAATATTAAAGTTGTAGACGGTGAGGTTCAAATTCCAAGATTTACTGATACTCAAAAATTACTTGATAGAAATTCAGATCTTACTTGGGATGATATCAGAGGTAAAAGAGATGATGTTTTATCAGCAACTGATGGTAAAGTAACTGAAGATATGCCAGAAGCAATGAAAGAAGATTGGAAAAATTACCGTCAATTACTAAGAGATCTTCCAGCAACATTGCAGGCCGCTGGTGTAACACCAAATTGGGCGTTTTACATGTTCCCTGATTCTCCAGATGCTCGAAAGGCACCTAAAAATTCTTCATCCCTTTGATACTATGATTGTATGAATGACGATTATAACATTTATAAATTTGATTATATTAAAGAGAATCAATCAGAGATCATCCATACTGCAGTTCAATGCTACGACGCATTAATATCTGATGGATTTGGAGACACTACATGGAGTTATTATTTGTATAATATCTTCAGTGTCTCCTCTCCATCTTTTTGCTATTGGAATATTTTTAAAAGATTGCGAGATATAATTCGTGAAAATGTAAAGGAAGAAAAAATTTGGATGCAAGCGTGGTTAAATTATCACGATCATGATCAAGTTTTAGATTGGCATAATCATTCAGCACCTTATCATGGATATATTTCCATAGAACCACAAGACACAACTACAGAATTTGAGGATTGGCAAATAAAGAACGAAGTGGGGAATATCTATTTTGGTAAAGGTAATGTGCGGCACAGAGTTGTAAATAATTCATATTATACTGGGAAGAGAATTACAATTGGATATGATGTCATTCCAGAAAGTGCTTTTGAACATGCTCGACCAACAAAACAATATGGAGCTATGCCTTTGTTATAATGTTTGAAATTAATCCTAATTTAATAGTTAAAGTAAAAAAAAAATTAAATAACCAGATATTTGAAATAGAAAACTTTTATTTAAATCCAGATACTGTCAGACAATTTGCAATAACTTCAAAAAAATATACAAAAAATGATAATGAAGATCTTCTTGCTTACGCTATAGGACGTAGAGTATGTGAAGATACTCTTGAACTTGGTTATCAATTAAAGGATGTATTTGGCAGTTTATGCAACCATCCAGATTGGAATATTGAGTTTGATAAAACTCATCATGATTATTGTTGGTCTGGTATGAGATTCATGGTAAATGTTACAAATAACCAAGAAATATTAGATGATGGGCGAGATAATATCGTACACGTTGATGGACCAGAACGTAAGTGGGCATGTGTTGTTTATTTGAATATTGATTCTGAATGTGAAGGTGGAACAGGATTTTATTCTTACAACCTTAATAGAACTAAACTTGAATATCTTTCTAATATGAAGTATAATAAAGCAGTATTGTATGATGCTAATATGGCTCATGGTGCTATTATGGAAAGAGATATGTTCAAAAATTGTGACCGTTTAGTTCAGGTCATGTTCATGTAATAAATAAACAAGATTAATCATTCATTATCCATTCGGAGTTGATTTCATGAGATCAAAAGCATTTTTTGTTAATGGTGGAGCTGGAAGAGTTATTTGCTCCATCCCTGCATTTGAAAAGTATGCAGAAACTCACAACGATTTTGTAATCGTTTGTGAAGGAGGGACTGATTTTTTCAAAGGTCATCCAACGTTAGATGGTAAAGTCTTTGATAATTGGCATAAAGGATTATTTGAACAAGAACTTAAGCATAGAGATATTGTAACAACAGAACCTTATCGTATTTGGGAATATTATAATCAAAAATGTAGTTTATCCCAAGCATTTGATATACAAATCAATCAATTAGATTCTTCCAGAGAACTGCCGATACCGACAATTAATCTATCTAAGATGGAAGTAATTGCTGGGTTTAATGCTGTAGAGGAAGTTAAGCAAGGAACTGGTAAAGATAAAGTTCTTGTTGTGCAACCTTTTGGTAGATCTGTAGAAACTGTTGGTGAAGATTTTATTGCAGATCCTAGTTCTCGTAGTTTTTCTTTGAACAATATTGTAGAAATTATTAATGAATTGAAGAAAGATTATGCAGTAATCGTTATGAGTGAACTTCAATTCCCTCTTGAAAACAATGAAGATAAGTCCAAGTATAGGGTTGCTAGACCACAAATCCAAGATATGAGATTGTGGGCAGCAATTATTAATGCCTCAGATCACTTTTTAGGTTGTGATAGTATGGGTCAACACCTTGCTAGAGCATTTGGTAAGACTGCTACTGTAGTTACTGGATCAACATTCCCAATCAATATTTCTTATCCAGATTGTAAAGATTTTGATGTTATTGATGTTGGAGAAGGAAGAAGAAAATATGATCCAATTAGACTTACAATGTCTGATTGCACGACTCGTTATAATGATCAAGCGATGGAGTTGAGTAAAGATCAAATTAAACAAGTTGTAGATTCTGTCCGTAAACGACTTGGTAAATCTGTTGCATACACAAACTATAAAAATCCAGCTTCAAAACAATCGTCTGGGTCTGGAGTAAATCCACAAAATTCTTCTCAAAATGCACTTCCACCTGCACCAACTTATGGCGTTCCGATTGGAACTGCAAAACCACAGATTAAAAAACCAACAAAAGGATTTTTAGAAGAACTTAATAAATCATCAATACAAAAAACTGTAGATGCCCAAGTAAGTGATATTTTAAAAAATATTAAGTGAGGTAGTTAAATGACTCAATGGATTGCTGCGATTGCTAGAGGACATAACTCTGGAGTATGTTTATTAAAGGACGGTGAAATGGTATTTGCCATTGAAGAAGAGAGGTTGTCTAGACACAAATACGACGGAGGTCCTCTTGCATCAATGGTTAAAATCCTTGATTATACTGATAAATTAGATTATTTGGTAGTTGCTCATACTCAACCATTAGATGATTCTTCTAGGATTGATTTTACTGGGGACAATATGTATGTGGGTCTTGCTAGAAAGTTAGGACTAATTGATCGTAATCAAGATTTATATAATCATCCACAAGTAATAGATCTTAGTAGAACTCACCATAAACTCCATGCTGCTTGTGCTTTTTATAGATCTGGATTTGATTCTGCGGTTTCTCTTGTAGTTGATGGTGCAGGAACATTCATTCCTGTTAATATGGGAAGAAGCACGGAGATGACTTGGGAGTTGGAATCTATATTCACTTGCGAATATCCAGCAAATATTAAAACAATTTATAAGCATCAGGCTGGTAGAGGTCCGTGGGGGTCTGCTAAAATTGCAGAATTTTCTAGTGAAGGTGAAGGTGAGGAAGGAACTCATGAGTTTGTTTTGGATGAAAGTGCGGGAATTACTAAGGCATATGAAGCAGTAACTCAATACTGTGGTTGGGCACCAATTGAAGCAGGTAAAACTATGGGGTTATTCCCATACGGAAAACCAAACGATTTGGTCCCACAAATCTATACTGATGGTGGTGGGGGTTCTTGGAAAACTTCTGATCGAAATGTTATAGTTCCTACATATCCCAATGGTGCTGTAGTAAATGAAGGTCGATATGAATACTTAAAGACTCCGCAAGATGTTGAAGATTTGACCAAACTGCAAAACCGTAGAGATATGGCATATGCTATTCAGGTAGAGTCTCAAGCAATGGTTTTAGATTTAATTCGTAAAGCTGTTGAGATGAGTGGCAGTAAAAATGTAGTTCTTTCTGGTGGGTATGGATTAAATTGTGTTGCTAATTATTGGTATCTTGAACAACTTAAAGATGAAGGTATTAATCTTTATGTTGAACCTGTAAGTAATGATGCAGGGACCGCCATTGGTGCTGCTTATTTGGCACATCATCAATTTACTCAAGATTCAAATGTTAGATCTAAGATTAAGGATTTATATTATGGTCCAAAATATGACTATAGTATGAGTGAAATTCAAGAAGTATGCTCAAAGTATAATGCAACGTCTCTTCTTACAGAAGTAGAGTATGGACATATCATTGATCTTATTTGTCAAAAAAATATAGTATCAATGTATCAAGGAAGGTCTGAATCTGGTCCTCGTGCTCTTGGTAATCGCTCTATTCTTTATGATCCTAGAGATCCTCAAGGAAAAGACCATGTTAATAGAATTAAACGTCGTGAATACTTTAGACCTTTTGCTGGATCTATCCTTAAAGAACATGTTCATGAATGGTTTGATCTCCGTGGTATGGAAGACACTCCATTTATGATGTATGCTGTCAAGTGTCAGGAAGGAATAGAAGAAAAAATTCCAGCAATTATTCATGTTGATGGCACATGTAGAATTCAAACAGTATCTGAGGATGTTAATCCTCATTACTATGGATTAATTCAAGAGTTTTATAATCAAACAGGATGTCCAATTATTTTTAATACATCATTTAATCTTGGTGGGGAACCTCTTGTTGAAACTTTAGATGATGCTGTAAGGACGCTTGCGAATTCATTAATTGAATATCTGTATTTACCAGAATATAAGTGTCTGATTGTAGTAGAAAATAGTTCGGGAGAAGAATGATGAAAAAAGTATTTGTTAATGGTAGTTTCGATGTGTTACATACGGCACATATTTTACTCTTAAATTATGCTAGATCTCTTGGTGATTCTTTAATTGTTGCTATCGATTCTGACGAAAGAATTAAAGAGAAGAAAGGTGAATCTAGACCAATTCATACTATTCATGAACGAACATTTATGCTAGCAAATTTAAAAGCAGTAGATCAGGTTTGTTGGTTTGATAGTGATGAGGAATTGGATGGACTTGTCAAACATTTTAGTCCTGATATAATGGTAGTTGGATCTGACTGGGAAGATAAAAAAGTAATCGGATCAGAACATGCAAAAGAATTAAAATTTTTTGAACGCATAAATGGATACTCAACAACAGAAACAATTGAACGTATTACTAATCGGTGAAACTTGTGAAGACGGATATATCTATGGAAGCGTAGATAGAATTAGTCCTGAGGCACCAATACCTGTTTTAAAATATGAAGGATTAGAGACTTCTCTTGGCATGTCTGCTAATGTCAAGAGAAATCTTGAGTCTCTGGGTATATTCGTTAATCATATTACAAATAAATCTTTAATTAAAAAAACAAGGATTATTCATAGTGGATCTAATCAACAAATGTTGAGGATTGATGAAAATGATTTGGTGGATTCGATTAAACCTTCAGAAGTTAGAAGTGCATTTTTGCATTTATCCTATGATGCAATAGTTATATCTGACTATGATAAGGGGTTTTTAACTACAGAAGATCTTAAAATTATCTGCAAAAATTTTAATGGTCCAGTCTTTATTGATACTAAAAAAAAGGATTTATTTACAGAACCAAATGTAATATTTAAAATTAATCAAAAAGAATATAATAATTTAATTACAAAACCAGATCCAAAACATTTAATTGTTACTAAAGGATCTTTAGGTGTTGAATATTGTGGTTCGATTTATCCAACAAATCAGGTAACTGTTTTTGATGTGGTTGGTGCTGGTGATACATTCCTTGCAGCATTTGCATATTCATTTTTAACTCATAATAACAACATAGAATATGCAATTAATTTTGCTAATAGAGCAGCAGCAATATCCGTTCAGCACTATGGATGTTATACTTTAACCCAAGAAGATATTAGGAGTATCTAATGAAAACATATTGTATCGATATTGATGGTGTTATTGCCCAACACAATGGTATTTGTAATACTTGTAAATATGAATCATCAACTGCTATAACAGAAAATATTGAAAAAATAAACAAGTTATATGATGAAGGAAATATTATTAAGTATTTTACTGCAAGAGGTATGGTTACTTATAGTGATGATTCTAAGATGGCATCTGCTAGGTGGAAGGAACTTACAGAGTTACAACTTAGAATTTGGGGATGCAAATATCATTATTTAATTATGGGTAAACCCTCTGCAGACTACTACATAGATGATAAGGCTATAAATTCTGATGACTTCTTCAAGTAAAATAGTACCTAAAGGTTGGGGTTATGAGAAGTGGATAGTTAATAATGAAAAATATTGTGGTAAACTTTTATTCTTTGAACGTAATAAAAGATGCTCATGGCATTATCATAAAGTAAAAGATGAAACTTTTTACTTACAAAGTGGAAAAATTTATTTGTGGTTTGGTTGGGATGAAGATCTTGCAAAAGCAAAGATGAAGATTATGGAACCAGGAGATTCATTCCATGTTCCTGTGGGATTAAAACATCAAATGATTGCTCTAGAAGATTCTGAACTTTTTGAATTCTCGACAGAACATTTTGAAGAAGATAGTTATAGGGTTATAAAAGGTGATTGAAAGAATAGATGAATTAATTTTAGAATTTGACAATATCATTCCAGATCATTGGTGTGATTTGATGGTTGACTGGTTTCATGCAAATTCTGATCTACAAAAAGATGGTAGAGTTGTTAATAATACTGATGAAGATGCTGTTCTTTTAGACTTTAAACTTGCAACACAATCTATTGTTCCATTTCAAACACCAATGTTTGATTTAATGAGTAAAATATGTCATATATCATATGATGAATTTTTAAAAACAGTTACTAATGCTCCAGTAGATGGGATATATTTTAGAGATTACACAATAAGAATTTATGAAAAAGGCAAAGGAATTTTTAAACCACATGTAGACCAACATGCTGGAGGAACAGTAACCAGATTGTTTACTATAATTGTTTATTTAAACGATGTTTATGATGGTGGAGAAACTGAATTTCCAACTTATAATAAAAAAGTAAAACCAAAAAAGGGAAAGGTTTTAATGTTCCCTTGCAACTTTTTATATTTACATCAAGGAAATATTCCAATCTCTAATGACAAATATATTGCTACAGCATTTGTTAATTTTAGACCACCAAAAGACTGTCCATGGTAATTTAAATCTTCAAATAATCCTCAATAGATTTAAATTTATAATCACCAATCCATTTCATATCTGCACAAGTATATGATTGGTACTTACCTTTTAAATGATTTGGGAAGGGAATGTTCTTGATAGTTCCCTTTTCTTTTTTTGCAACTAATTCTGCTACATGTTGAAATGATACTGGAGACCCTGTTCCAAGGTCGTAGATGCCGCTCTCAGCGTTATTGTAGAGAACAATATTAACAACATCATCAACGCATACAAAGTCTCTGAGGAAGCGTTCAGAACCTTCAAAGAGATTTAATTCTCCCGTCTCTCTAATTTCTTTTGTAAATTTACTTACAGGACTTGCTTGATTACCTTTGTGCTCTTCACCATCACCATAAACATTAAAGTATCTAAAACCTTGAATGAAAGAAAACTTTTCTATGTTATCTAAAACAGTATAATCAACTTGTAGTTTTGAGATAGCATATTGATTCAATGGATTAATTGAACCCTTCGGTTGGTGAATTGTTTGATTCCCATAAACAGATGCTGATGACGCATACTTAACTGGGATTTCATATTCAATAGCTTTGTTTAAAAGAGCACACGAAAATGCTACATTATAATGCCAAAGTTTTTGCAAATCTCTTTCTGTAGTTGAAGAGATTGCTCCTTGGTGAAGAATAAGACTGACGTTCTTCCAATCATCAAAATCTTTAAACAATCTCCAGGAGTCTTCTTGATCAATTAAAAGTATATCTTCACCACTATTTAATTTATTTGCAAAGTGCCTCCCAATAAAACCTGATGAACCTGTTAATATAATCATATCTTTTTTTACAATATTATATCAAATAAATAATATTACTGCAACAATTTTCAGGATATAACCAATGGCGTCTGGATCCTTAGCAAGTAAAAGACCTACGGTTGCCTCAAAAAACGAAGTGCTATATACAGCACCAGGAGGCAAACTAGTAGAGGGTAAAGTATATATAACAAATTTAAACTCTTCTGATATTAAAGTTCGTATTGGACTGTCCACTAGTGGTCTGACAGGATTCAATGCTAATACTGGATATGTTGTTTTTGAAGAAACAATACCAGCAAATAATTATTTTGAATCTGATGATTTATTTTTTGCAGATGGGCAAAGTATAATTATTCGTGCAGATCATACCAATTCAAAATTCACTCTTCTTGGTGTAGAGACTGAGAATAGAGAGGATGCTGGATTTTTAGCACAAGGATATTCTGCAAACAATAAAACAAGTACTTTATTGTTTACCGTTCCTACGGATTATAAACAACTTAAAGGTAATTTATTCATTTGTAATAGAGGTTCTTTTGATGCTAAGGTAAGAGTTGGTCTTGGATCGACACCAACAGATTACATCGAATATAATTATGTTGTAAAGAGAGGAACAACTCATTTTAGATCTGATCTTAGAGCTAGTGGTGGAGATGTTTTTTATATTAGATCCGATCAGGATCTTGCAAATTTTGTTCTCACTGGAACGTATGAGAACTTTGTTGCATTCCCTGGAGATGTTGGTATTGGATCAACATTGCAAGCACAAAATGCATATATTAAAGATACAGTAAGTATTGGTGTAACATCTTCCGCAGGAAATGCATTAAAAGTAGTTGGCGATTCCTCATTTTCAAAATTAACTACTACTGATGATATAGTTGTTGGGCAACATTTAAGAGTAACAGGAATATCTACATTCACAGGAACAGTTACATTCCTTGGTGGAACAGTTAACGTTGGTACTGGAACAGCAACTGCGATTGTTTTAAATGCAAACGTTAGTTCTAACGTAACTCCATCTGCAACAAATACCTATGATTTGGGGCAAGATTCTCAAAAGTGGAGATATGTTTACTGTTCTGATACTATTATTGGTAAAGACTTTAGCGTTTCTGGAATCTCAACAATAGGAACTATTGGTGCTGGTGCAACTCAAACACAAATTGTTGTTGGTGGCGCTAATACTTCTATTGTTACATCAAATTCTGTTGCAATTAATGGTGACTTAATTCTTAAAGGTCAGGTTGGAGTTGGAACAACAACTCAAAAACAATTAAGATATAGTGAAGCATCTGATCAACTTCAAATTTGGAATAAGTCCTTAAATAGATGGTTGCCTGTAATGGGTGTAGATGATCTTCACGCAACAGTAACAGCAAACTATACGGCAAAAGCATTTTCAACAATTTGGTTTGATACTCTAACTAGTGGTGCATTTACTATTACTTTACCATCTTCTCCAACACAAGGAGATAGAATTAGATTTATTGATGTAACTAGAAATGCAGCAGTTCAAAACCTAACAATTGCAAGAAATAGTCAACCTATCATGGGTGATGCTGAAGATCTTACTGTGACTACAGAAGGTGCATCATTTGAATTAATGTATTATAATGGAACAAGAGGTTGGATTATGCTGCCTGTATAATTTGACTGATATATAATTTGTAAAGTTAAGTAACAGTATGAAATTTACAGTTTATTCTAAGGACGGTTGTCCATATTGCAGTAAGATTGAACAACTTCTTCAAGTAGCAGAACTTCAGCACGTTGTTTATAAATTGGGAAGAGATTTTAATCGTGAAGAATTCTACGCTGAGTTTGGACCAGGTTCAACCTTCCCTCAAGTGATTATGGATGATAAACATCTTGGTGGATGCACCGACACAGCAAGATATCTAAAAGAAAATAATATTATTAACTAAGCAAGATCAAATAGGAACTCATTAATATATTTTCTTGCAAAAGTTTTATCATAATACGACTTTAAGATTCCATAAGCTGGATCTGTATATGACAAATGATAATCATAACCTTTTTGAAATGTGTGGGATGATTCCATCCCACATTTTTTTATGCAATGATTATATCGACTCAGATATAACTCTAGTTTGTCTAAGTATTCTTGGTAAAAGTTAAGGCCATCTGTTTTTAACCATAACTTTTTAGAGAAGTATGTGTTTAAATCGTATATTTTTGAATCTTCTTTAACCCTATTTGGTTGATCTCCAAGGTATGGTTTAATATACTTATCCTCATAATCACTGTCCATTTTTAATGGATGAAAATCAATCGTTCCAAAGAACTTTTTATTGGCACATGAAACATATTCAGTTCCAAAAACTGGATTAATATATTGGAAGTCTGGATATATAACAAGGGACTCCGCAATGAACTTATCCTTTATATTAAGTTCGCAAAGTCTAATTCTCCTTAACTCATCGGTTCTCCAAACGTAAGATTTTATACTTGAGTTATTATCTTTTACTTCTTTATCTAACCATTTGGGAAGATCAACTTCAACTAGGTTGGGATAAACTTTAAATAATATATCTCTTACATTCATCAGCACGTCACTAATATCTTATATTTATTATGAAAATTCTAACCATTTTTTCTGGACACGATGCATCTGCGACTATCGTAAAAGATGGTGAGATTGAATATTACTTTAAGGAAGAACGTTATAATAAAAAAAAGCATTCTGGCGGTCATGCATGTATTTTTGATATTATATTAAATAACTTTTTAACTGATGTTGACTATGTAATATTTTCCTCTTCGGATAGACTAGAAGATAAGAATAAAAAAGATAGATTGTTATATTCAAAGAATAGTAACATTAAATTTTTAGATCCAAAATATCAACACCATTTATTCCACTCTGCTGGTGCTTTTTATGCGAGTGGATTTGATAAGTCTTTAGTTCTTTGTATTGATTCCGCAGGTGGATATCCAATTGATCCTGAAGTCTTTGAATGCGATTCTGTGTATGTTGCTGAGTATCCATGCAAATTTACTTCTTTATATAAAAGATATTGGACTGCAAATTTAGAAAAAAGATTTGATAAAACTTTGAATGGATGTAGGCATGTCAGCAAACATGCGAGCGATGAAATAAATATTGGCAATCTTTATAACAGTGCTGCACTTGCAATAGGACAAACAATCGATGATTGTGGTAAGGCAATGGGGTTATCTTCATATGGATTACCCGCAACTCAATTAAAATTTTTTGGAGAAAGGATATCTGCAGTTAATGCAATTAAAAAATACTTTAAGAAGTATCCAAAACTATTGGATTACATGATAGATTTTAAAGATGATGTTAAGTATTCTATGGAGATAACTCAAGATAATTATCAATTTTTTGCAAACTATTGTTGTGAAGTTCAGAGGCAATGTCAAGAACAAGTTTGTAATTTGATTGAGAAGTATGTAAATGAAACTGGAATAAAAAAAGTTTGCATTACTGGTGGTTATGGTATGAATATAATCACCAACTATGAGTTATTAAAAAGATTTGATGATGTTGAATTTTATTTTGATCCAATGTGCGATGATGGTGGATTGAGTATTGGTGCTTCTATGTATTCTTATAGGAAGTTAACTGGAGATTCTAAAGTTATTCCAATTAAAGATACTTTTTTTCATGGTTTAAAGCATGATGTATCTCAATATCAGGGTGAGTTTGCTGATGAAAAATCGGTTGCAGAACTGCTTTATAATAATAAGTCTGTTGCAGTATACAATAACCTTGCAGAGGCGGGTCAGAGGGCACTAGGGAACCGTTCTATACTGTTTAACGCACTGAATCCCAATGCTAAGGATATTGTTAATAAAATTAAAAATCGAGAGTGGTATAGACCATTTGCTGCTATAGTTCTTGAAGAGGATGCCCATCTTTACTTTGATGGGGTGGTTCCAAATCCATTTATGACTGTCTGCTTCCCTGTTAAAACAGATTTGATTCCAGGGGTGACACATGTGGACAATACGTGTAGAATACAGACTGTCAATTCTGGGCACTTGTATACTATTTTAAAAGAGTTCAAGCACTTGACAGGGCATGGTATCCTATTAAATACCAGTTTTAATTTGGCAGGAGAACCTTTAGTCGAAACTCCACAAGATGCATTTAGGACTTTAAATTCTTCTGATCTTGATTATCTTTGGTTTTACGAAACAAAACAGTTGTTTAATTTCACTTTTTGATATATAATTTACAAATGGGAGCATTCGTTTTCATGGAAGAAGAAGTTGTCACACTCCATTATGATGTGGAGAAGGCAATAGACTATGCCTTTCAGGGCAAGTTTATACTAAATTTCTATCAATACCTCCAAACAAATAATGCAAAGCGTCGTCATGCTGAAGAGTTTATCGGCAGCAACACTGCGACAAGTATTAATAGTATTGTCTTAGAACTAGATGAATATCTACATGGGGGTCAAGATTCCGAACATAAACTTCTTCGTGAAGCGTATGGCCATATACCAAAACCACAAGCAAGAAGAATAAAAGAATATCTTTATGGTATTCTTCAAGATGCCTGGAGATATAGTCATGACAAACGACCAGGAAGAAGGAAAAAGTCAAATAAATAAAATTGAATCCTCTGATATTAATCGTGGATTTGAATTAATGTTGCGGCACCGCAGCAGGAGGGAGAACAAACCAGAACCAAAAACATTTGGTATAATGTTTGGGAAGGTCATCTCTCTTCTGAAGCGAGAGGTACACTTCCGATTTGAAATTTCTTTTGCTATTGTTAAAAAACTGTAACTCTCGGGAGAAGTCCAATGTTAGCAATAACTCTCACATTCTCTGCCCTCTTCTCAATAATGTTTTTGATGCTTGGTGGAGTAATCGGATGGATCGCAAAACAACACTTTTACGAAGGCACTGCGATAGCATATACACATCCCGAAATGTTTGATGAAAATGGGAACGTTATTCCCGATGAAATAGTAGCTGTACGATTTGAAAACACAAATGACTATTACGAAGAAGAAGAAGGAGACGAAGAGTGATTCTCCTGTTGAATTACAACCAAATCCTTTTCAATTTGAAATTCTAGAATTAATTTCTAAACAAAGATCAAGCGTAAAGAAAGTAGAAGTTCTCCAAAAATACAGGAATGAAGGACTCGTTGCGATTCTCATTTGGAATTTTGACGATACTGCAGTCTCTCTTCTACCAGAAGGTGACGTTCCTTATTCACGAGTTGAAGAACAGTCCGCATTCAACGATACACTCTCAGCATCTGTAGAGAAGTTAAATAAGGTTGAAGGACTCTCTAATGCTGATGAGTATATCCGCAATAGGGCAACTTCCATTCGTAAAGAATGGGAGAATTTTTACAACTATCTACAAGGTGGCAATCCATCATTGACAAGTCTTCGTAGAGAGACTATGTTTATTCAAATGCTTGAGGGTCTTCATCCTAAAGAAGCTGAAATTATGGTTCTTGTGAAGGATAAAAGACTGCAAGACAAATATAAACTTACAAAAGATAATATTGCTGAAGCATACCCTGATATTCAATGGGGAGGTCGCTCTTGAATATCAAAATTCTTCAACAGAATTGTGATCCTGAATTGGCGAATGATAGGGGTCTACCTTACAATGCATATCTAGTTCATTATTGTATTGATGGATCTCTTTGTTATGACATTGTGATTGCAAATAAAAAGGTAGACATCTTTGATTATTATTGGGATAGGTATAGGGAAGGTTTGAAGTGGTATAAGCAATCTGAAGGAAGAGTTAACCCTAAACTCTGGGGTGCAGAATCAAAGGAAAAAAAAAGTAAAAAAAGAGGCGACTAATGTCTAGTGGATTTGGTGCTGATAAAAATAAAAATGGTAAGGCAGTTGTTGTAATTAATGATGATGAAGTAAATAAAATTCTAAAAGAATATAAGAAAATTAAAAAATATATGAGGTCTTCCTTATATAAAGTTAAAACTCTTGATGGGACAGAAGATGTAGTTAAGAATCTTCTGGATGAATATGGTGACACTACAGATGAACTCGTCTGACTTTTGCAGTTTTGATTGGGATGAATATAGAAAACAAGTAGGTGAATGTGTATCTAAAAAATACTTTCTAGATTACAACCCAATTAATATTGAGTTAGAAAAATTTGATGCGTTTTATGTATCAGAGAAATATAAAATTGTTTATATTCCAATATCAAAAAACGCATCAACATCACTAAAAAATTTAATTGACTTTGAACCTGTGTATCAAATACCAAAGGTTCAAAGTCAATTTGATTTGGAGATACCAGAGAAATATAAAAAAGATTATAGAGTCCTGATTGTAACGAGACACCCGAAAGACCGTTGGGTATCTGGGTTTAATCAGTTCCTTAGTGATGTGGGTATCTATTTGGCATCAAAAGAATCAAAAGATATTTTATTGGAGTTAAAGAGTAATAAATTTATATTTGATGGACATACGTTGCCTCAGTTTAGTTTTATTGATTATTGTTTCCAACCTTCTAAAATTAATTTTGATATTCATTTGATTAAAATGGATGAATATTTTAATAAAAAACTATCAGATTTCATTGGTTGTGATATATCTTTAAGTAAGAAAAATTTAATGGAAAGAGAATACTTAAAGATTAAAAATCATGAGATATGTTATAAAATTTTTAATGATTATTGTTTAAGACAAAAAAAATTCGTAGGGGTATACAATCAAGATTATGTCCTTTATAATAGTTCTAAATAAAAAAATGTCAAATGTTTAATGTAGCGATGGGGAAGCATTATCTATTGAATTTGTATGGGTGTTCTTTTGTCTTATTAGATGACCAAGAATACCTTATAGGTTTGTTAGAGGCAGCAGCTAGTAGTAGTGGTGCCACGGTAGTCAATACAATTTTTAAAAAGTTTGACCCTCAAGGGGTAACTGTATTAACTTTACTCTCTGAAAGTCATATTAGTATTCATACTTGGCCTGAGAAGGGAGAGGCAGCAGTAGATTTATTCACTTGTGGTAATTGCAATCCAAAAATTGGATGTGATATGATTATAGAACAGTTATATGCAACAAATCACACTTTAAGTTATATAGAAAGATGATAGGTAAAATTGTTGATATATTTGATCCATCCTTAGTTGGAATTATATTGGGATTGATGTTACTATTTCCTTTCTCGTTTTTTATTTACGACTCAAGGAAGAATCCTGATAAGTATAGGCATAAATGAATATTAATACTATTATTATTGACAATTTTTTAGATAAACCTGATTTAGTCAGGTCTTCTGTGCTTGAGTTGCCATTCAAAAATACTGGAACATATCCTGGTAGTAGAACCGACGCCGCCGACTATGATTATCAAGACATGATACGTTCAAAAATTGAACCAGTGATTGGAAGTAAAATTGAGTTTAGAAGAGATAAAGATTGTTTTAGATTCCAACTTTGTTTGAAGGGTGATTCTACTTGGATTCACAAAGATGGTGTAGAGTGGGCTGGAGTATTATTTTTGACACCAAATGCACCAATAAATTCTGGAACTGGAATTTATAATGAAGATAAAAAATTAGTCACCATGATTGGTAATGTTTATAATAGATTGGTATTATACAGGGGAACTTTATATCATAGAAGTATGATTCCTGGGTTTGGTGATTCTGTTAATACTGGTAGATTAACTCAGGTATTCTTCTTTGATACTTGACAAAATAATTTTTGTCTATTATAATTTTAGAATATATCTATTTCATTATGGAATACAAACCTTATAGTATGGAGTGGAGTCGGCGTAGATATCTTGCCGAGGCAATTCAACAGTATTTTGATACTGATGCCTCTTTAGATACTATTTTAGATGACATTGTGGATGTTCTAGAGCAGAATGTTGAACATCACAAAACTCGTGCAGAAAAATTTCAGGAAGTTTTGGATGGATTAAAATCTCTTCCATATTGATTTGAATGCTAAATAACCATATATGGAGACTACATATGCTCTCTACACAATACAGACTTAGGTTAGAAGCAATCTGTGATAAAATTGCAAAACACCAAGAAGTCAGTTTGGATGATATGATTTGGGCAGAAAAACTTGCGAAGTCAAATCGTTCTGCCGCAACAATTCTTCGTCGGGCAAGAAGAACTGCAGAAAATCCAGACATGCGGGAGGGAGATATGGATGATTTTTTAAATCAACTTGACATTGGTGGAATTGGTCATGAACGTTTTGGAAAGCGTGGATTTGATAGTGTTGATGACATGGTTGACTGGTGGACTGAAGGAAGAGACAAACCAGAAGACTGGAGGCAAAGAGACTGATGAGCGAAGTTCAATTCAAAAAACATAGAGTATTCCGTGAAACTGAAGCAGTTGTATTCTATGATATTTCTGTAGATGGATCTAACGCACAAGATCTCGTATGTCATACTGGTGCTGCTATCTCTCCACCTGATGATATTGTGGGTGCAAAGCAGTTTTATATTCACTATCACCAGATAGACCACAATCGTGTTCTGTCTGGTCTTCGCACATTTGAGTTAGTGAATCCTGAATGGCGTTATCCTTATCATATTGTGCATCTTAATCGTTCTTCTGGTGCTCTGATGATTCCTAAAA